ATCTACCAGCATGTAGGACACAGCCTTCATCTCACCCTTGAGAATGCGGCGAAGATGTCGAGGCTTGACGCCTACGATCTCTGCGAACTTCTTCCGATTGCCTGCCTCGCGGATAGCCATCCAGAGTATCCTTCGGAACTCATCGTCATTAGGGGTCCAACGAGTGTCCCACAGTGTGCGGAGGTTGGAGTACTTGGCGGTCATGCCCTCCCCTTACCTCTGTGGGCATGGATGGTGTGGCTCTGTCCGTATGGGTGGTTCCTAGAGACGACCTTGTACCCGAGTTCTTCTACTAGTTGGGCAACTTCCTCCTTTGTCGCTCCATTACCACCATTCTTGTCCATCTCACTCATGAGGGTCTTGACGTTGATTGGCCGATCTCCATTGCGCCTGAACACTCCCTCAAGCACTCTCTCAATATCGGCAGCAGGATCCCACTTGACGGACCGAACCTCGAGGTCCAATTCGCCTGGTCTGCCTAGGTACCATTCGATCTCCAGGTCATCCTGCGGTGCGACGTTCCTGAACTCGCGCTCAACCCGGACTGTCAGTTTGCCATCGCCCGTTCCTACGTTCTCCATGTAGAGACCCGACTCGAGCCAGCCGTGGAAGAAGGCAGTTCCCATCAGCCGCTGACCCGAACGCCTCTGCTGCGTGGTCTCAGTTGCCTTAGACCAGTGGTGAACTACAGCCACTGCGCAGTCATACTTGTAGCCCAGTTGCATAAGGCCCCTCAGGAGGGGTGCTACCGATTCGGACTGATTCAGGTTGACTGCCGCGACGAGGTACAGAGGGTCGATGATGACCATCTTCGCTTCCACTTCCTGAATCTTGCTTTCGAGCATTTCCAAGTGCTCATCCCTCAGGAGATCGAAGCCGAAGTTGTTCAGCATGAAGAGGTCAGCGTCCTTCGGGAACCTGATCCTCGCCACCTTCTTTGCCAGTGACCCCTTAGGAGTCCTCACCTCCTGATAATCACCCAGCAACCCGTACATGTGGGCCAGCTTACGTAGCCTGTCCTGCATGACCCACGGCGCGTTCTCTTCCTGAATTAGCAGCACTGCTCCTTTCTCAGGCACGCGGTACTCAGGAATGCCGAGAAACGGCTCGCCGGTAGCGACTGACAGCGCCATCGCCAGCGTGAACGTACTTTTACTCGTTTTAGGCTCACCGCCAATGATACCGTGCGAGGCTGAGCTCCAGATGTTCTCGATCAGCCAGCGTGGCGTTTCGATCTCTTGGGAGAGAAACGGGGCGTACTCGTCCCAGGAGTCTTGCGGTCGCTTGGCGGGAGCATGATCGTCCCCTCTCCCGTCAGCACCCGAGTCGACTTCCCCCGCGATAGCACCTTCAACATCTCTTGTCCGTCTTTTCGGGCTTGCTTCTGGTCCTGCCTCCTTCGCCACCTCGCTAATAGCCTTCTGAATTTCCCTGCGAAGGGCATTCTCACCTCGTGACCCCCTATCTATTCGGTGCTTATTCCACGCGCACGGCCAGATGAGCTCAAACATCGCCTCTGCATCCAATCCGTGTCGCGCTAGGTCCTTCTCGATCTTCCAAAGCATGCCACTTCGCTCACCCGTAAGGACCATCGACTCGGGATCGCGCAGTCGGTTGCGAACCCACCGACCTAGACCCTTCGTAGGATCCTCGACCTGACGCTGTGAGATCGGTTTGCCCCTGCGAAGGGCGCGGATCCTATCCCGCATGTCTGCTATCGTGTAGACGAGATCTGGGTCGTACCACAAGAGCTCGACCTCGTCGTACGGCGGGCGCTTCCAGTTGTAGGTGTCGATGGGGCGCAGAACCTGAGTGAGGTCCCAGCCACCCTTGTCTGCACCGATGGCGAGTGATAGCGCTCGGTTCAGCACAGTCTGTTTCTCTGGCTTCATCTCCTTGTCCAAGCGCCACATCGCCTGATAGCGTCCGAACGAGGTCTCCCACGCCAGCGTCGGCAACACCCCGTCCTCGTCGAGAAAGACTGGGTCGACAGTATCTAGGTCTGCCCACAGCCAGTGCGTCGGCATAGTGTCTACCAAGCGACGCCCCTTCTCATAGAACCGCGCGGCGGAGAAGTATACGTCCTCTCCACCGTCCGAGCACTGGTCGATGCGGTTGATGATTAGCTCACGGTCTTCGGGCCAAGTACCAATCCACGGCCCCCAGTACCCACCTGCTTTGGAGGGCACATCGACGTAGCAGGGCTCGTCGCCCCAGATCAGATCGAGAAATTCCTCGAGACCTATTTCGCGGACTGGCGTTTCAGAGTTGTTAGCCACAACCTTCGACCTCCCTACCGAGCTTGTCAACGTCCTTCCACTCAGCTCGGCCTAGTATTTTCTTGTCCAACATCATCTGCCTGCGCCTTGCCTCTGAGACCCTGCGCTTCACCTCCTCTCTGTACCCAGGCACTGTGCGTAGCCAGTGTAGTTGCAGATCGAACCACTCTGGCAGCGCCTCGGGGTCGGGCAATGACTTCCCGTTCACAAGCCTCTCGACATGGCGCTCCTTAGTGAAGTCGCGAGTGGGCTTGTAGCCATTGCCGTGTTTTGGTAAAGCCATATATGAGCATTGTATCATACCCCACGTCCAATGTCAAGCACGCCCTGTGGAGGCATGACCGGAGCGAACTTGACGGCCGATGCGGGATGTGATATGATCGCGTGAACGAATACTCTAACGCGGAAAGGAGGTACCATGCAGGTGGGCATTATCGAGATGCCAGCCGAGGGAACATGGCGCGTGAAGCTGGGCGAGGAGCTCATACCGGGCTACTTCGTCCGAAACAAGCATGGCGACGAGCGATACGCCATCCATCTTCGGCGCGAGGGCAAAATGCAGAAGTTACGAACTGAGCCACATTCTCGAGAGGGCGCTTCGTGTCTGATCCTCTTCCACTACTTTGAGGAGGAGCGTAAGATGCTGAACGCGCAGAAAGGGGCTGCCGCTGATGCCGATGCAGATAACTGAGTGCCCACAGTGTGGAGCACCGATCACCGACGAGATGATTGAGTCTCCGCACCAACAGTTGATACTCGCGTCAGGCCAACTCGTCGCTGCGGCGGCGGTGATAGGTCTGATGCTCGAGCATCCTGACTACGCACCCGCGAGGCCGGGTTTTGAGCAGCGAATGAGCGAGACGGTCGAGCAACTCCGACAGATCGGGGAGGAAGTGGGTGGTTGGGGCGAAGCGTACGACGATGGAGAGTGACCTTGGCACTCTCGAAGAGGCGTAGCCCGCGTTGTAGGTGGTGCGGCAAGCGTCTCGACGCCCGTTCTCACCGCAACATATCCGAGAGCTACTGTTACGTCCGCAACGAGAAGGCAATACGTTCTCGCGCACGCCCGCGCGCAAGGACTATCTCCGAGGTCTACAAGAAAGGCATTATAAGACCGGAGTTCATAGGGACGGATATGGAGGACAAGCTGATGGCAAGGCAGCAGCAACTAGCTGTTGATGCGCTGCTGGGCCTAAGCGAAGACGGGTACCGAATCCCCACGAATGTTGAGGTCTTCAACAATCAAGGCTACGTTATCTCGCAGGTGTCGAACCAGCGTCCGTGGGCCGTAGTCGTGCTGGTCAATGGCAGGCGTAAGCGCAGACTCTGTAACAACCTCTACGAGGCAGTTCAGTTCCACAAGAAGATCTGCCGTCGGTACCCAGCGTCAGGCATAGTGTCGCGCTCGCGGGCATATGACTTGCCGTACCAGTACCGCTTCAAGCTGCACAAGATACCGAAGAAGTTCAAGTGGTGCCCTTACTGTGGCACGTTCCGTAAGTACCAACGAGTCTATCCCGAGCAGCGATTCTTCGCCCAGGTCAAGAAGTGGTCCGAGACGAAGCGCCGCTATGACTGGATCGACCGTCAGTTGTGGCTCACGGAATGTCAACTCTGTGGCAACACTAACCGCGACTCCCTGTTCCGGCGTAACAACCAGCCGTGGGAGATTCGCTACATAAAGCCCGGGGTGAAGAAGGTCAAGCCCCGAGTCAAAACAGAGCGCGGTGAAGCCGCCCGAAGGGCGAAGCGCTCGAGGCGAGGAAGGAGAAGGGCATGACCGAGATGGAGCCATACTTCAGGCGTGATAACGACCCAGAGCCCACCGTCGAGGAGGTCATCGGCCAAGTCGAGGATGATGAGGAGCCACCGCCCTCAGAAACGCACCCAGACCATGACCCCGCCATCGTGGCGTTGGCAGACCTGCTGCTCGAGCGCATGGGCCAGCTCCGATTCCCCATGTCCGAAGAGCGGGACTGGCAGATCTGGCAAGTACTGTGGCGGGACGTGAGGAAAGAGTTTGGCGGCGAATAGAAAGCTCCGCCTTCGCACCCCGCCGTACCCGCACCAGGTCACTGCCATGCGGCGAGCCCTCGCACAGGGGAGCCATGCTTTCTTCTTCGAGCCGAGATTGGGCAAGACGAAGGCTGCTCTCGACACGGCGGCCGTACTGAATCATAGAGGCGAGGTGGAGCGCGTGGCAGTGATCGCCCCTCTGATTGCCCTTGACGTGTGGGTCAGTCAGATTCAGGAGCATTGTGCGGTTCCTGCGGTCATCAAGGTGGTCGGAGAACCCGTCATCTATCATCGGCTTGATAGGAGACATCTCCAAAGTGGACTAAAAATTTACCTAGCCAACTACGACAAATTCTCCAGGAGGGGAGTGGATGAGGTCTACCGGAATGAGTATCTTCGTCAGCTGGAGCGATGGGACCCGGATCTTATTGTCTTCGACGAGTCCCACCGGTGCAAGCGAGCCGGCGCGGTTAGAAGTCAAGCACTCTGGCGAATGGTATCTCGTCAGCGTAAGAGGAAAGTGGGAGGCAAACCTTATGTCTTCCTCCTTTCAGGGACTCCAAATCCTAAAGGATACATTGATCTCTTTGCTCAATTCCGGATCCTTGAAGAATCCGTATTTGGAACTAACAAAGGTGACTTCGAGGAGCGCTACTGTGAGTACGGAGTAGGGCGCCGGCGATACACCATCATCAGATACCGCAGAAAGAAGGAGATACTCAGAAAGGTCGACGAGCACAGTACCATCGTAACCTCTGCCGAGGCGGGGCTGGCAGGCAAGCAGATCTTCAATCCCATCCCCGTCACGCTACCGAGGGGGGTGATGAATGCCTATACCACACTGGCTGAAGAGTTCATCACTGAGATCCAAGGTCAGACGATCACTGCTACGAACGTTGGCGTCCGTCGGATGCGTCTACTCCAGATCACTGGCGGATTCACCACGGGAGGTGAGCAGCTTCACGACGCTAAGCTTAGGGCTACGTCGGATTACCTTGCAGACCTACTTGAGCAAGAACAGCATGTGGTGGTCTATGCGAGGTACTTACCTGAGGTTGCAGCTCTCACCCAACTGTGCCAGCGCCTGGGATATCACACTGACACCATACGCGGAGGAGTCAAGCGTAAACTACGTACTCAGGCGATCGAAGGTTTCCAACGACGGACCGATCCCAGTGCCCTTGTATTCCAGTCAGAGGCAGGGTCACTGGCGATTGAACTCACTGCTGCTGCGGAGGTGTTTTTCTATAGTCTCCCGGACAGTTGGGAAACATTCTACCAGTGTCTCGAGCGAGTACGCGGACCGAAGCAGAAGCGACCCGTTCGCTACACATTCTTAGTAGCACGGGGTACAGCCGACCACAGTGTGCTGAATACCTTGCGCCGCAAGCGAGACATGCACTCAAGCCTTATGAAATCACCACGTGACTTTCTCTATGGGCTGTAGTGGATATGATACAATAGATGTATCGACACGTATCGGGAAAGGAGGCCAAGTTGCTAGCATCTGAGCGTGCCACCAAGGTGGTGAAAGGTAGGGCAGCTAAGCAGTACGGTGACCCGACGCCCATCGCTGTCACCGCTGCTCATCTGTGGAACACCTGGTTGTCGGTTGACCACACGATGCTCGGGCCGATCACACCCGCCGACGTGGAGATGATGATGGCACTGCACAAGGTAGCGCGTGAGAAGCATGCGCCTGGTCCGCAGAACACCGAGGACATCTGCGGCTACGTCAACATCTACGAGACGGTGAAGGAGAGGACTGAGTAGTGGGCACGATCACGCAGATCCAAGCTGAACACGCGCGCTGGCTTGAGCACAACTTCCCCGATCAGACCCCCTTGGATGGCTTTCTCGGCATGGTCGAGGAGGTGGGTGAGCTGTCTCACGCGCTGCTCAAGTACAAGCAGGGCATCAGGGGGCACGCGGCAGGCGAGATGAACCACTACTCTGAGGCTGTCGAGGATGCGATGGGTGACCTCTTCATCTTCATGTGCAGCTTCTGTAACTCCAACCACCTCGACCTCGAGACTATCATCATGAAGACTTGGGAGAAGGTGCAGCAACGAGACTGGCAATTCGATCCGGAGAGAGGAGGTGAGTGATGTTACCGTACTGGGATCCGTTCGGGTTGTTCTGGCAATTGGGCTGGCTGTTGGTTCTGCCGTTTGCCCTGTTAGCCGGGGTGATCTGGGAGCTGAAGCACAAGCTCTTCGATAGGAAGTGGACCTACGAGGAGATGCGAGCGTGGGAAGAGCAGGTGAGGAATGAAGGCTAGGCCCTCACACTTCGCAGATATGACCAGCCTCTGGCATGACACCGTCCACTCCATGCTGTGGGGCACGCTCGAGAATCGGGGGATAGATTATGTGGCAAGCATCGACGTTATCCGGTACGGCAATCGGCTCGTCGCTGACAGCATGGCTTACGACTTCGATCTGGGTCGTGATCTTTGGCTCAATCGTAGTCGGTGGACTGTACTGGTACGTCAGTACTTGGATCTCGTTGAGGTCCGCCGCTTCATTGACCACGCCGCTCGAATCGGTAACCGCGAGGGAAGACGAGGCGTAGTCACCAACATGTTCTGCCGCAACGTAGCGAGAGAGGCGAAGAAGCACAGGTGGGGCAACTGTATGATGGCCTTCACCTACTACGGGCACCGTAACGATCAGCCCACGATCACTCTCCATTCGCGCGTATCTTACATCGCCTACATCGGAGGTGCCGATCTTGCTGTTGCTCATACTCTTGCCCGTTACATCGGTAAGCGCATCGGGGTTCCAGTATCCGAGTTCCGATTCGTCTGGGCCATTGATGCTCTTCAGCTCCATGCCTTCAAGTCCCTACCAATGCTCTACAAGCAGGAGTACATCCCTCACTTCCATAACCGGGATCTCCGTTCCGAGTACCCGGCGTTCAAGATCATCGGCCGCTGGTGGGATGGAGTAGTCAAGTCGACTGAGGAGGGGCAGCCCTTGGAGGACATCAAGTACGGTCCGCTGCGTCGCATCACCAGGAGGTACAGGGAGTACATCGCGGAGGACTTCCTACCCTCTGTGCCTGTCTCAACCCTCGACTTCAGTCCACTCATGAGGAGGTAGCGTGACCTTCAAGGACTTCAATGAGGCGATCACGTGGGCTACACACCAGCTGATGTACCAGGGAGATATCGTAGACACGGGCACGTGGCAGGGGTATCCCACAGAGGGTAAGCCTGACCTCATGACTCGAGAGATCCTGAATCTTCAGCTCGAGGTGCCGGTGCCTGACAGCATCGCTGAGCTCATGCGTCAGATCAAGCCCAACCTGCCCTGGGCCGACGCTCACTTTGAGGAGCGGGTGTCCCGCAACCCATCTAACCCAGGCAAGGAGTACTTGAACTGGCCGTGGTGGAAGGGGCAGTCAGTGCAGTCGATGGCGGGCACTGTCTTCGACCACACATACCAGGAGAGATTCTGGCCGCGGTTCGATGAGGAGGGCATCACTCGTCGAGGCATCCGCTATCGGTACGGGGATCTGGACGATGTGATCAAGCTGCTGCAATCCCACCCGCACACCAGGCAGGCGACGTTCCCCATCTTCTTCCCCGAAGACACGGGCGTATCATTCGGAGGGCGGATCCCCTGCACCCTGCACTACCACTTCATGCTGCGAGATGGCAAGCTGCACATGTGGTATCCGATCCGCTCCTGCGATCTTGTCCGCCACTTCCGCGACGACTTGTACCTCGCATGTCTGCTTCTACTGTGGGTGATAGCTGAGCTACAGGAGGAGGACGATGTTGGAAACAGTCCATCAGTCTGGAGCGGGGTCATACCGGGTACCCTCTACTTCACTGCCTACTCATTCCATGTCCACCGAGGAGACGAGCACCATGTCCAGGGCTGACACGAAGGACCGAGTGTTCCTAGATATCGCCGTCCGCCTAGGGGAACTCGGCACATGTTCAAGAGCCCGCGTGGGCGCGGTGCTAACGAAGGAGGGTCGCGCTATCTCGTGGGGCTACAACGGTGCTCCACCAGGCGTGGCACACTGCGTCCACTTGGCCGACAGCGAGGAGCCCTGTCTCGTTGCGACTCACGCTGAAGCGAACGCGGTAAGTTTCGCGGCGCGTCAGGGGATCAGTACAGAGGGCGGAACGCTGTACGTCGAGCGATCACCCTGTCGCAGTTGCGCTGCCCTCATCATAGCCGCGGGCATCGAGCGTGTCGTGTATGCCTACCCGTACCGCGACGACTCAGGCCTGTTTCTTCTCGTCGAGGCTGGCGTCGATGCCAGGCTACTGAGAGTGAGCGATGGAATACACGTCTAAGCTAGACCGCCTGGCGAATCACGACTGCACCCGCTGTGAGCTGAACGAAACCACAGAGAGGGTGTGCGTGATGGGGCGCGGCAGTCCTAAGTCTCGGATCATGCTGATCGGGGAGGCACCTGGTGGACAAGAAGAAAGAACCGGCGCTGTATTTTCCGGAGCAGCGGGGAAGCTGCTTGATACGTATCTCCGCGAAGCCCATCTCGAGGAGAGACGACCATACATTACTAACGTGGTCAAATGCAGACCGCCGGACAATCGTAGCCCTACTCCGAACGAATGGGAAAGTTGTGCTAAGTATCTTCGACGGGAGTTCAGGGCTGTTCGCCCGGATGGAGTTCTCCTCCTTGGAAACGTTGCTCTGCGTGCTGTTTGGGGCCAATCTGGAATCACTAAACACCGCGGGGTCAGACTACCGCATACCAAAAGAACTGCAGCGCTTGGGCTGGATGGGTGCGAGCTCATGGCTACGATCCATCCTGCCTACGTTCTTCGAAACCCTGGTCAATCCTCAGTATTCGGGGAGGATCTCAAAAGATTCCGACGCCTTCTCGAAGGAACTCTTCAAGCTCAGACCGTCAGAACCAAGCTCGTCACCACAGAAGGACAGCTCAAGAGGGTATGCCACTACCTCGCCCGACAGCCTGTTCTCGCGTATGACACGGAGGATCGCTACGCTCCTTGGCACGGGAAAGAATGGAAGATAGTCTGTCTTGGCATCTCGGCTGACGGTGAGACCTCGTTCGTCATCCCCCTGTATCACCCGCACTCACCCTTCCGGAAGCGGTGGAGATACCTACTGCGCCGTTACCTCAAGCCCGTGCTCGAGGGCAACGAGAAGAAGCTGATAGCACAAAGTGGTAAGCACGACAATATCCAGCTCGCTGGGGCTAACGTCTTCGTGGAGCACACCTTCGACATAATGCTCGCCGCCCATCTGCTCGACGAGAATCGACCCAAGAATCTGGGCTTCCTCAGTCAGACCATGCTGGGCGCGGACACGTACAAGGGCTCGGTCGAGCTCAAGCCTGACAAGATCCTGCACTCTGACCTACGCCAACTGTGCCTGTATAACGGCAGAGATGCAGGCTACACACGCCAGCTGTACGACCCGCTGAAGGCTGAGCTGCGTCAGCACCCGCGACTTGCTCGCCTGTTCATCAAGCTCATGATGCCTGCGTCTCACACCATGCAGCAGGTCGAGTACCGAGGCATGTACTTGAACCGCAAGCGACTGCGTAACCGCATCCGTCGGACTCAGGAGATGATCGACCAGCAGCTCGAGGTGATGGCAGAGTTCGGAGCGAAGGACTTGAATCCCAACTCTACACAGCAAGTGGGTCGGTGGTTGTTCTCGTCCAAGAAGAAGGGCGGGCTTGGTCTCGAACCGTTGGAGTTGACACGCACAGGGTTCCCGAGTACCCGCGAGGGTGTCCTGCTGCACTACCGCGAGGAGCCTGCAGTACGTGCGCTGCTGAGATACCGCACGCTGCAGCTGAAGTGGATGAGCACATACCTACTCAACTGGGCAGGGAGGGTCGATGATCGAGGCAGAGTACACACTTACTATAAGATCTACGGCACCGTCACTGGACGTCTCTCTGGAGACATGCAGCAAGTTCCTCGAGATCCTTTCATCCGCTCTGTCTTCGGCGCCCCTCCCGGTTGGCAGTTCATTCAAGCTGACTATAGTCAAATCGAGCTCCGAATCGCAGCCCACTGTGCCCACGAACGGAGGATGATCCGGGCCTTCAACACGGGCGAGGACATCCACACACTCACAGCCAGCCAACTCACCGGCAGGTCCACTGACGAGTACGTAGGAGACATACCATTCAAGCTAAAGGAGGAGAGAAAGAAAGCCAAGGCGGTAAACTTCGGATTCCTGTACGGCATGTATCCGAGGAAGTTTCAGACCTACGCCTTCGAGAATTACGACCTGACAGTACCACTAGGCGAAGCGGAGGCAGCTCGTGACAGATACTTCAAAATGTTCCCCGACCTCCTGGCGTGGCACTCTCGAGTGGAGCGGGTGGTACGATCACGTGGTTTCGTGCAGTCGCCCATTGGCAGAGTGCGGCATTTGCCAGATGTATATAGCACAGACGGCGGAGTTGCTCGGGAGGCTGTCAGACAGGCAATCAACTCTCCGGTTCAGGGTACTGCTTCGGACCTCATGCTCTTTGGTATGGTCTGTCTACAGGAGGTTCTAGACCCAGCCGAGTGCTTCATGGTAGGCACGTTGCACGACGGTATCTTCTTCGAGTGTAAGGAGGACAAGGTTGAGAAATGGGGGCCGGTTATCAAGGAGACCTTAGAGAACCTACCACTCAAGAGGACGTTCGGCTTCGACCCATCTGTGCCCATCGTCTGTGACGTTGAGGCAGGCCAGCACTGGGGCGAGGCGACATTCCGTGTGAAGGGATGATAAGATATGTCTGTGATGAACAGACGGACCAAACTACTCAGCACCAAAGAAGTGGCACGTATCTGCGGGGTGTCTCCGCGGACCGTTGCGATGTGGCTCCGAGACGGGGAGCTGAAGGGCATCAAGCTAAACGGGTTCACATGGCGAGTGAGGGAGGACGATCTTGAGGAGTTCATCGAGGGACGGCCAGAAGAAGCCTGACCGAGTAGCCTTCAACCAGTCGCGAGTCCGCACGTTTCTTCGCTGCGAGAAGGCCTACTACTTCAAGTACGACTACCCCGTAGAGATACTGGGCAAGCCTGGTGAACTGCACCCCAAGAAACTGAGTGAGGGGCTGCGTAAGGGCGGCTGGATGCACAAGCTGATGCAGGCGCACTGGCTCTACATCTCAGGACAAGGCGAGGGGTGGGAGAAAGAACACAAGCTACTCAGTCAGAGGTGGGAGAGGTCAATGTTCGACGAGGAACGAGAACTCTACGACGACCTGCCCACAGAGTGTGCTCGGCTGATGACGCGATACCTCCACCACTACCGAGCAGACGATGAGATCTTCACAATCGTCCGCACTGCGAAGGGCAGTCCAGCAGTAGAGTTCACGGTCGAGGTACCACTCAAGAAGTACGGGCTGGGTGAGCACGTCTTCAAGGGCACTATCGACATCCTCGTCAACGACCTCGAGTACGGCGGCATGTGGATCAGGGATGCGAAGTGGGTCCGTTCGATCCCGGGCCCCGATGAGAGGATGATGAGTCCGCAGAATATCATGTACGTTTGGGCTCTCCGGAAGTTGGGATATGACGTTCGGGGATTCATCTACGATTACGGTCGTACCAAATCCCCAGCCGAACCGTACATTCTCCAAAACGGTTCCGTGACGACGCGCAAACGGATCGACACCGATGTCCATACATACCTGAGAGCCATCAAGAAAGCGCACGGCAAGACGTGGAAGTCATACGCCCGCACGGTATACAAGGACAAGCTCGACGAACTGCGAGCCCGAGAGAACCTCTGGTTCAGGCGCGAGCGTATCCCTGTGGAAGGGCCCCGACTGAGGGCAGGGTTCCAGGAGTACATCATCGCCTCCAAGCGTATCCTCGAGCGAGGCGAACCCATCCGGAACTACATCTACAACTGTAAGTGGAACTGTGATTTCCATGAGCCATGTGTGGCACAGTTTCAGGGACTCGACATAACCCGGCTGATGAAGACTCAGTATCGGGTAGAGAAGGAGAGGTATGAGATCCAGGAGATCGACTAAGCCTCCCAAGGGGAGTGCTGCCGAGACCAAGCTGCGCCAGCGTGTCGAGCAGCAGATCAAGCCAGCCTCGAAGCTGCCCAAGCGGTTCCGCATGCTGGTGTACGGACGCAGTGGCGTCGGCAAGACTCGCCTCGTCTCTTCGTGCCCGAACGTCCTGCTGATAGATGTGAATGAGCAGGGCCACGACTCAGTCACGAAGGACTGGGACCCTAACGTCTACCCGGTAGAGTACTGGGATCAGATCAACGAAGTGTACTGGTACCTGCAATCGGGCGAGCATCCCTACGAAGCCTTCGCCATCGACGGAGTCACGGGAATGCAGAACCTGTGCATGAAGTTCGTGCTCGGTGACGAAGCATCTCGCGATGCCTCCAGAGATCCGGACATGCCCTCCCGCCAGGTGTGGGGCAAGGTGGGTGAGTTGATGAAGACTCAGATCATCAACTTCCGTAACCTACCCATGCACGGATTGTTCACAGCCCTCGAGCGCAAGCGCTTCACGGGTGAAGAGGACGAGGACAGTGATGCAGTGGAGGTGTCGTTCGGACCCAACTGTTCGCCTGGTATTGCTGGTCCACTCGAAGCTGCAGTGGGCATGATCGGGTACCTCTATAACCGACAGGTCATCATCCGACCCAAACCCACAGAGAGGAGGAAGAAGCCTAAGGCACAGAGAGTATCACGAACGCGGCTCATCATCGGTCCCTCCGACCGCTACCTCACGAAGGATCGGTACGGACTGATGGTACCGCACATCGACGCTCCAAACATCGAGACCATACTTCAAGACGTCTACGGCAAGGAGGCCGAGTAATGGCAAGACCACGTCGCACCGCCCGCAAGAGCACAGTCGAACGGATCGACTTCCGTGGCGTGCCCAAGGAGATCCGCAAGCGGGGCGTGCGTGTCCCCGAAGGTGACTACCTGGTGAAGATCGTCCAGGTCGAGCGCAAGAAGGGCGAGCGTTCGGGGGCTGCGTACTACAACTGGAAGTTCCAGATCGTCGAGGACGCGCAGGGCAAGACCAAGCACGCCGGCGTCCCGCTGTACTACGTCACGAGCCTCAAGCCCGAGGCGCTGTTCAACCTCCGTAACCTCATCCACGCAGCGACGGAGGGCAAGCGCAACACTGCGGGCAAGGTGGCGAACTTCGACCGCGAGAGCCTCATCGGCAAGCAGATCGGGGTCACTGTGGAGGACGACGAGTACGAGGGCAAGATCCGTTCTCGCGCAGTGGACGTGATGCCGAAGTCACAGCTCGTGGCTGAGGAAGAGGACGAAGAAGAAGACGAAGAAGACGAGGAAGAGTACGACGAAGATGAAGAAGATGAAGACGAAGATGAAGAGGATGAAGATGAAGAGGATGAAGAAGACGAAGACGACCTCGACGACGTAGACCTCGACGAGGATCTGTAACCAAGCTTCTCCCTCAGTGGGGGGCCGCTGCCTACCTCCCCCAAACCCCAGCAGCCGCCCCCCACAACGTCCTTGCCCCATTGTAGCATTGACTTGTGTCTCAGCCTGAGTCTCACTTAGTACGCAAGATCCGGGCGTATCTCGAAGGCCTCAACGTGTGGGTCTTCAAGGTTCATGGCGGTGACAATCCATTCCAGGAGGTGGGCATACCTGATCTACTCTGTTGTTGGCAGGGCAGGTTTGTTGGGCTCGAGGTCAAGCTGCCAGGTGAGAAGCCTTCCCCGAAGCAGCGCCACGTTATGAAGGCTATCCAAGAGGCTGGTGGCATCGCAGAGGTAGTCACTAGCGTCGATGACGTGGTCAAGATCTTCGAGCGAACTTCTCGGAGATGAGGTATTGTGAAGTGGATCCTTACGATGGCATGTGCAGTTTTGAGTTCACTCACCCTGTGGGTACAAGCTGGTGGTGCGGAAACAGCAGACCGTATAGCGCGGCAGCAAGCGACAGCGAAGGGCATAATCTGCAAGGTCTTCGGCCGCTATTGCAAGCAGGCCCTCGCCGTCTCTTGGTGCGAGTCGAAGTGGTACATCTGGGCACAGAACGGCCAGTACCTCGGGCTCTTTCAGATGGGTTCGTCAGAGCGAAGAATCTACGGGCACGGACCAGGTGCTTGGGCACAAGCAAGAGCTGCGCACCGCTACTTCATTGCCAGCGGACGCGACTGGTCCCCCTGGACGTGTAAACCCTGGTAAGGAGGTGCGATGAGCATATTCCTAGAGCACAACCACCTCTTTCTACGCGCGCCTGATGGGGGTGTCGAAGACGTAGCCAACATGAAGGCCTGCGGATTCGGTGCTATCTTCTGTAACGTCAAGGACTACCCACCCGAGAGGTGGCAGATCGTTCGTGACAGGGCCTCACAGCACGGTGTCATCTGCGGGCCCTGGGCAAGAATGACCTCAGGCGACAGCTTCGAGCCAGCCTTGCTCACGCAGCTGCAGGACGTTGCGGATCGTTGGGGCAACACGCCCTACATCGTGAACGCGGAGGCCGAACTCAAGGGCAGCGGCGACGAGCTGACGAGCTACATCGAGGAGATGTGCGCGGCAGATGACTGGGCGCTGTCGATGGAGCCCTGGCCGTTCGACAACGTGGACTGGACACCGATCACTGTGCCTGTCCTGCCCCAGTGCTTCGGTCCCAGCTGGGCTGACGCTGCGACAGTCCGCTCGCAGTGGCAGGCGTACGGTGTCAAGTGCGTGGTCTGCACGTTCGGCACGTACTCGGGCTGGCAACCTGATCTGTACCCGCTACTCTCACCCTACGGTCTCTACACAGCGGATGACTGTGGGAATCAGTTCGCCCGCTGGTCAGCGACTGGCACAGTGGAGGCCTGTGTCGAAGTGCCCGAGCCAATACCGCCTACGAACGGAGGTCAAATGGAGAAGATCGGTTCAGAGCACGGGGCGAAAGCCTGGTACAACCGCATGAAAGTCCTCGATCCCGACTACTGCACCCCGGAGTTCGACCCCGAGAACTACAACGCCATCCCACCGAAGCAACTCAAGGCGCACAGCAAGCTCTGCCGCACACTGCTGATCCTAGCGAAGGACCACGATGACAGTCTCGAAGGATAACGCACCGTTCTGTGAGCCCTATGCGATGGCGGGTAACCCGAATGGGTTCCGCTCAAAGGGTAACACAGCAGAGGCAGTCAAGCGAGCCCTCGCTCACCTCGGCTTCCTGGAATGGAGTGAGGACTTCGACAAGCACTGGAACGCGAAGCTGAACGACGCCGCTGCAGCGTGGAAGCGCAAGCGTGGCCTCATACCCGGCAACTCCAACGACGGCTCGTGGGGTGAGAAAGCGCACGACGTGATGAGGTCCGCATGGTTCGGAGAAGATCAGAAGCCCGCGTTCGATGGTGGCTCACAGTCACTACTGAAGGAGGAGAAGCGGGCGCATGGTTCGGAGCCTGACACGAAGGTCCCCAGTCTCGGCCCCATGTGGGACGGTGGCCTGTCGATGCTCGACCAGGACTGCACCCATGCAACTAGCGGTATCCCAAACTACCCGGCCTTCGATGATGCCTTCGTAGCGGGCAGAAAGATCATCGCCCCCGAAAACCTGGAGATCACGAAAGCCTCATCGTCCAATCCCGGCGATGCCTGCTACGCGACCGGTGATTCCAAGATCAAGTACTGGTTCGGTCACCTCGAGTCCGCACCCTCTGTGGGTATGAGGTTCAAGAAGGGGGCCACAATAGGCACAGTGTTGGATCACGATGTAGGCGGGGGTCCGCACGTTCACTGTGGGGTCGATACTCGGCCACTCACAGGCAAGACGCTCAAACACCACACCGACTACACCCACGGTGCCCCACTCATCGGGGACCAACTCGCAGCAGAACTAGATTAGGAGGAGCATTGAACTTCATCGCCTATCTCATCGCGCTCATCATCTTCATCCTGGTGGGCTTCGGTGTGGACTTTGACTGGGCCACCCAGCTCGAACTGGTTTCGTTCGGACTGGCGTTCTTCGTGCTCGGTCACATTCTGCCACCGTCTGACCCCAGGACGTGGGGTAAGTAGCCGAAGAGAAGAGCCCCCAGGAGGCCGAAAGGGGGCTCTATCTCCGCGCCGGGGAAGGTAGGCGCTACTCGCCAGCCAGACGGGGTGAGCTAGCGAGGTTCGCTAGGACTTGATGCAGGTCCAAAGATTAGTCTGCCCTCCGGGGGCGTTGATGATGAGAACGCCGGCCTCGTACGTAGCCGGACATTGTAGCCCTGCTGGACCTCTTGGCCCTTGCTCACCCTGGGGCCCTCTAGGACCCTGCTCTCCTTGTTCACCCCTCGGTCCCTGAGGTCCACGCTCACCCTGAGGACCTGGTGGACCCTGCGGTCCCCGTTGACCGACATTGACAGTGACTGTGCGCTGCTGCACTGACTCACCCGCGCCAGTAGCAAGTGCTGTGAAGAAGCCTGAAGCACCTGCTAGCACGAGGGCACACCCCGCCACGATAGTTACTATGCGCTTACTCATCCCTTCTCCCTGTAGATCTCTCGGATCTCCTTGATTCGCTCTTCACACCTCGCTCGCTCATCCTTGCGAGCCCTCTTGACAGCAAAACCCGCACTCAAGATCGAGGCAACCCCAGTAAGAAAGGCGGCAACTACCTCGGCATTGAGTGTCACGCCGAGAGTCCACATGTCACCTCTTCTTTTTCTTCTTGCTCGGTGTCGGACCACCACGATAGTCGATGTGGACGTGTGGATTGGCATGATCAGCGGAGATAGCCGCGATGACCTCTCCACGCTTGTAGTGCTGACCCGGCTCCACACTAGATTCGATGTGCCCTAGCCAGTACTGACGGCCCGAGTCGGCACGGAACATGATGGACCCACCGCCCTGTGCACCTGTCGGATGGTAGTACTCGATGGTGCCAGACTCAGGAGCACCCAGCGGTGTGCCGGGATGACCCATGATGTCCTCAGCGTGGGTGAAGCCCTCGCCTGAGAGGCCGTCAGTGACGTGCGTAGACTTCCAGTTAGTAGGCAGGATCATCTTCTTGCCCTGATAGACTACACCGACACTGGGTATGAAGCCACCCTCGCTGGTCTGGTAGCCCTGAGTGGCAGGCGTGAACGGACGCTCCTTGACTACGTCTCGGCTAAAGATATCGAGCGGTTCAGCGTTAGCTGCGAAGCGCCCAAGGACTGGATTCAACCGCTTGAGCATCGAGACATATGACTCAGACGGTCTGAACATATCGGAATCTTGCTTTTGGTATTGTTGTTCAAGTTGCACCTTCTGAGATCCGTACTTCGCTTTCGAGACGCTCTGCTCGTAGCCGTCTGATTCAGTGACACCCAACACGCGCAACACACCTGTCCCCGTTCCCCATGGTGAAGCAGCTACAGCCTTCGCCAAGTCCTCAGCGCTGGCGTTAGGAGAACGAATCAGGTTGGTGAGGTTCGTGTAGTAGCCCAGGTTCAGCGTGTCGATGGTGGCCTGAATGCCCTGCTGAGCATTGATGTAGTTCTTGACGCCCACAGAGTTGAAGTTCGTCTCGCCTGCGAAGCCCTTGCGCGTGGTAGCGAAGGGGTTGTACGCTGCCTCTGTGCCCTCTGCTCGTGCCCAGGCGTCGAAGAATCTCAGCTTCTCTGGCGTGACCTGCCCGCCGAGACCGCGGATGACGGGCGCAGCGAACTGACGGCCCCAGTCTTTACCGTACCTACTTGCCATACAGATCCGCCTGCTGTTGGTCGTAGGCCTTCTCGACGACTCGGATCGAGGCTCTCACTTCGTTGAGCAGCTTGATATCCTCAAGCGGTAGCAGTTCATGGCGCTCTTTCTTCCGAGACTTCTCCGCCTCGAGGAAGCTGCGCATCCGGTACAGCCAGCCACGCTGAAGCTTGAGCGGGTCCACAGGGGTGAGCCTGATGCCCGTGATGAAGGCGAAGCTGTTAGCCTTATTGCGATCCGACTCAACGCCAGCACCTCCCCAGTTGTAGACGTCGCCGGCCGAGTTCATGAACGGAGTGCTCATCTGCTCGGCGATGTAGCGGGTGGAGGCATTCATCATCAGGTGCCCAGTCTTTGGGTCCTTGAACACGCCGAACCAGCTCTGTAGTGGGCCGGGCACGTGCCGCATCCAGCTTGGTGCTTCTCGGTACGAGTGGCGATACCCGCCAGACTCCAGCTGCTGATAGTCGATGGGTCGTGCGAGGCCGAGATTGTAGCCCACTGAGTACTCGAGCAGTGGCTTGAATGGGATCCCTCCTGTGAAGGGGCCAATCGAACCGAAGATCGGGCTGAATGCTTGCATCACGCGGTAGTTAGTAGGCGTGACGGTGTCCTGCTGGAAGATCTGCCAGAGTGCTGGCATCAGGTTCAGCGAAGCGTAGGGCAGTTTGGGGTTTAGGTAGATGTCCTGGTCGTCAGGCAGACCGAGCACTCCACGAAGCTGATTCGGCACAGGGATACGGAACATGCCCAGCTTGTCGAAGTACTCAGGCAACAGCTCTTGGAAGGCCTGGTTCTGCTCCGTCTCAGTCACTGAGTTCATGAAGTTGCCGATGTCCATGGCCGTAGCGACGAACCGTGGGCGGTTGATCAGCTCCTGGGTCTGGAGAACGAAGTTGTTCTTGTTGAAGACGTAGAAGGGGAAGATGGTCTTGGCGACGTAGCGCTCGAAGTTGGTCAGGTCGGTGTAGTCGAACTGGTAACGAAGCGCCATCGACGCACCGATGTTCCAGGTCACCTCACGCATCGCCGCGTCTTTGCCAACGTCAGTCTGACCCATCCACTTGCCGAAGTTGGTGGGTGGCATCACAGACATGGCGTGCATCAGCTGGTAGTATGCTGGGTCACGAGCAGCCACTCGCATAGGCGTCTCGCGAAGCGAGGTCTCCACCTCCTGCGTGATATACCGACCGCCACGAGAGAGCTCAGGCAACGCGAGTCCAGTTGCGAGCAGCGGATTGAAGAGTGGCGAATCCTCAATCTCATCGGGCACCCAGTTATCTGGTGCGACGGCAAGAGGCAACACTGTGCCAGCATATATCCTACGAGCAGCAGTCCACAGTTTGCCCTTCTTCGACGGGACGGCAGCCTTCCTCTTTACCTCCTGCGTTGCCGGGTGAACTTCGTGGCTAACGAAACCGCCACCAGCATGGCGAGCGTCATACGCTCCTGTCAGCATCCGATCACGCGCGAGCTTGTCTGGGTCTACTCTCTTGCCCAGTTGGCCCATCAGACGGCCAGCCAGCTGCGTATCGTCTATGCGGTCTAGACGCTGACGCCACGTACCGATCTGCTGGTCGATGTAGGACGCAGGATTGTAGACGCCTCCGAGCAGGTTGTTCCACATACCGCCGACCATGTTCATAGCCCAGAACGATGGGTTCAGCGAGGTCGCTGCGATCTTCCACTTATTCTGGGTGTAGTTGATGGCACGGAACATGCGTCGGAACTCGTGGTCGAGCAGTTTCGGGTTCCTGAATTCCTGTAGTGCCTGATCGAGTGGTGCAGGCACCATGTACGTCTTGCCCTTCCACTTGAATGGCACTGCATCCTCACCGAAGACGACTCTCGCCTCGTCAGCTGTCCTCACACCACCGACGAGCACACCCTCACCACCCGCCTTCGTCGCCTCTCTGATGCTGCCATGAAGCACGTTGATCCTAGCAGTGACATCCGCACTGTCCTTCTGCAGCTGACTGACTACTGCCTGTCGCGCAGCCTTAGACCGAGCAGAGATGCCCTTCTCGTTGGCGCGCTTAGAGGCATTGACGAACCGCTCGCTGATGGCCTTCGCCTCGTCCTCGAGATCCGTCAACTCATCCGCACCTGCGACGAGCGGTCGAGCGAGCAGTGGATTCTTCACGAGCTGGTCGATCATCTTGTGCGCCCCGATAGTGCCCATCACTGTGCTCTGCCAGCGAGCCAGGATATCCACAGGGTCGTCGTACTTGGTGACTAGGTCATCCCACAGGTTCATGAACCCGTCGAGCTGCCGCTTCTGAAGGCCGAGATCCTCACCCTGCTTGATCAGCTCGTCCCTAGTAGCGTAGGCCTTTGCTCGCAGGTCCTTCAGCACGGGCCCGTAGGTACCTGAGGGCGTCATGCCAGGAGTGAAGAGGTTCTTGCGTGCGGCTGTCGGCACAGCGAGTGGCTTGTCGTCGAACCAGTTACGGATAGCCATCTCTGCGCGAGCCATGTAAGGAGCATCCTTCATCGCGTTGGCCTTCACGGGGTCAAGCACGAACTCCATCACGGCATCCTCGAAGGCATTGTACCTGGCGAACGCAAGCTCCTGAGTGGCGCGAGGAAACTCTGCCATCGCTACTGCGCGGACGCGATCTTCCTGGACACGAAGCAGCTTCTCTTTCGGGATGAAGGCTCTAAACGTATTCAGTGAGCGCTGACGCATCACCTCGCGCTCGGGGAGGAACGGAGTGGCTTCGATGATTCTGCCCCCAAGACCGCGAGTGCCAGGAATCTCCGCACCTGCGAAGCGGATACCCTGTCCACCGCGAGCGAAGGTCTTGCGGAACTGACGGCCGACCACAGTTCTGGGCATCTTGATACCGAAGGTTTCCATCACCTCAGGAGTGAGGTCTGGGAACGCACCGCCCTTGTCCACCATCCGCATTTTCTCGAGGGCGTCACCCACAGTGTCGGGCCGGCCTGATGCGGCGTGAATGTGACTGAACACTTCGTCATACGAGGAATCGCCAACGTCCTCACCCGTCCTCACAATCTTCCCTATCTTCATCGCGGTAGATGCTTCGTCCGCTGTAGACATAAGGCCGGCGACAAGGACCTTCTGTGCTGCGACTTTGCTAGCCCCTGTCACGCCGAAGGAGAGGTACGTCGTCGGGTCACCGAAGATCGAGAGGCCTAGACCGATGACCATCTTGTTCCTGTAGAGGAAAGAACCTGGATCGTGTGAGTCCTCGATCCACTTCTCGTAGGTCTCGTTGTCCCTGACCGCTCTAGCTACGTCCACGAAATTGTCTACGCCGGTGGCAGCATTCATCCACGCCCAAGGCGAGAACGGGTCTCGAGTGACGCCACGAACGTCCTCGTACTGAGACCTGAGGAATCCGACTGCTGCGTTTTCACCTACGCCGAGGACACGCGCGATGCCGCCAAGCACAGAGAGGGGCCTACTGTACTTGCTCGAGATGCCCTTGAGCACCTGCTTTCGCATCTCGGACTTAGCCCAGTCGGGCGCGTCAGACTGCTCGATCTGAGCCAGTGCCTGACTCTGTGAGTCGGCAAAGCCAGTGCCTACGACCTGACCAGGTCTGAGTCGAGCAGCGCCTCCGAAGCCAGTCCCGCCTACGCCAGGTCTAGCGAAGCTGTACCCAGCTCCACCGCTAGGCTGAAAGCGGTAAGGAGCCGCTGGCGCAAGGAATGCAGGCCTACGAGGCTGAAAGCGGCGAGATGTTGATCCGAAGTGATAACCGCTCATTTACCTGTGGAGGACCCACTTCTTCTTGTTGGGATCCCAGCGCCAATCCTTCGATCCTGCAGGCGCGGGCGGACCCATCTCACGCGATCCGATCCGCTTCGCCCACCAGTCCTTCCACTTCGTCGGATTGTCTGGGAGATGGACATAGCCAGCTGCAGCGTAAGCACGACGGACCTGAGCGACGGCGAAGTTGTAGAGCACCTTCTGATTCTGGCCGACGCCGGACTTGGCCAACAGCGTTCGCAGGGTCTTCATCGGGCCCGCTGCGCCCATGCCCGGAACACCCGGATCGTCGACCACAGTCTTGAGCTTCTCGTTGCCGTAAGCATCCTTCACCTTGATGGTCTTGTACGTCGGTGGCTTGCCCGTCAGAAGCGTGTCGGCGATCTCCACCATCGACTCACGCTTCTTCATGATGTACTCCTTGTTCGCCAGCTGAGTAGCACCATGACTCCGCGCCCACTTGTCGTTGCTGATCTTGGCGTTGAGCTCCTTCATGCTGAGCCCCAACTGCTGTGCGAACTGAAGCTTCTGGGCGTTGAACTTCTGGCGCTCGAGCTGGAGTCCCTTCTTGGTGATGACGTTCTCGAACTTCTGCTGCTTGACGCCCTGCTTGAACTGCTTGGCCTCAAGTGCAGCTGCCTGCTTGGAGAGCTTGAGCTCCTGCTTCGACTTCCACTGATCGTACAGCATCTGAGTCCGGTCGAGCTGCAGCTGGTAGTACTGGAGCTGACGGTCCTTGAACTCCTTGCTGATCATGGAGCTGCTCTGACTCTTGATCTGAGAGATCTGCTGGTTCAGCTGCCAGATCTTGTCGCGGAAGTAGTTGTGGGTCTCCTGAGTCAGTCGGACCTGGTGCAGCGGGAAGACCTTGCCAGCGAACGCTTCAGCCTCCTGCACACCAGCCTGTGCCATGCCCTGCCCGTGGAGTAGGTCGCCGGCAGCTTCGGGAGCGAACACCGACCGCTCGATGTCCAAGCCCTGTGTGTAGCCCTCGAGAGGCACCGGCGCACCGATCTGCTGTGCTAGTGCTTGAGCTTCAGAGGCACGCTGACTGCGGAGGTCATTCAGACGTTGGTATGCCTGGTTGAAGATGCCCTGCTGAGCAGCGGTCGTAGCTCCATACTGTGATGCTACACGCTGTGCAGAGCCCTGCACGAACGGCATGAGGCCACCGTACAGTTCGTTGAGCTGTTGGACTGCACGATTCTCTGCGGCGCCGTACCCAGCGGCCATCGACTCCAGCGGCCCAGTCTGAGCAGCGATCTGGGCATTGATCTCCTGGGTGACTGACTCTAGAGTCGGAGGAGGAGGTGCGGGTGGGAGAGGAGGTGGTGCGGGAGGTCCAGCCATCTACATCACCTTACTCGTTCCGCCGCCGCCGCCACTAGTGGGGACTGGGTTGCGCTGACGCAGCCATGCTCTCTTGTAGTTGTCGTAGTTCCCACCTGGGTGCAGTGAGAGCCACAACGCCTTCGGGACGATGATGTTCTGGGCGTTGTACGCAGCGGCCGCAGCTCTCGGGTCGTAGAGAGTGGTGTCACCACTGTAGTTAGGCTCAACGGCAGGAGGTGCTTCGCCTCCACCGCCACCTCCGCCAGTGTAGTCAGGAGCAGCGGCAGGTCCACCCTGCTGTGCAGCAGCGTATCGCTCAGCTGCCTGCGCGAGGAGAGCGTTGCGTGAGAGTTCGAAGCCACGAGTGAGCTCGCCCAGATTCTCGTAGCGGGACGAGATGTCACGGCCCAGCCTGGTCTCGAGGTTGCCCAGTGCTACGTCGAAGGGCTGAACGCCCTGCTCCTGAAGCTGAGCACGACGGCCCGAGAACACGGTACCACCGCGGACTGCGCCCTCGATGATATCCTGCAGCTTCATCTCGCGCTGACGGTTGATCTCCGCCCGGTCACGGATGGCCTGCGTTTCGAGATTGCCTGCCACGAACTGGCCTTGGTCGTTGATCCATCCGAGGTCACGGAGCGTGTCGAGGTACTGCGCCTGGGTCTGCTGCTGCAACTGGGCAACAGCCGCCTCGTAGATGTCATCAGTCCTCGACCCGAGTGGGTGAGTGACCAACTGTGGGTTCGTCATCGTCTGACGCTGCCCCACCGGAACGACTGACTCACCGCCTGGTCCAAAGAACGAAGGCAGTGTGGCAGTGTCGGCAGCACTGGCGAGTCCCCCACCGCCTCCACCTCCGGGCGTCCCACCTCCACCAGCGCCAGAGCCTGCGCCAGCTTCTCCACCTCCGCCCACAGTGGTCGGGTCAGAGGCGAGCGACCCGTCCGCGCTGCTCACTGCAGCTAGCGGCTTGACCTTGAGATTGATCTCCGCATTCGCCCCGTCCTGATTCACGTTCATCAGGTTCTGGAGATTTTCCGCTAGGGTCATACTACCTCCTATCCGACGCGGATCGGTGTAACGGACAAAGTACGAGCTCCTAGAACAGAGTGACCGGCTCCACCCTCCTGCCGGTCTTGGGCAACGATCTGAGCTCCTGCTGCAATTCCCGTATGGCGGTACCCCTGCATGCCAGTAACCCCGCCCTCAGTGTCAGTAAGGCCCATCTCAGCTCGTACGGACCATACATCACTGGCAGCACCAGCACCGATCTTGTAGCTGATGTTAGCTCGGTCAATGTCACCACCGGCTGCGTGGATAAGAATGCAGCCAGATATGACGATGTAGAAGTCTCCACCCACTCCTGCCGGTAGCGTGAATACTGGTCCACCAGCCGTGTTCACATAGGTATTGTTGGTCATGCCTCTCAAGTCACCTGTGGCAGTAGCAAACCCGGGTGTAGCACCGATGCACTCCCACTTGTACGGTGAGATGGAAGCAGCGTTATAGCGAAGGTGCCAGTTGTAGGTCGGACTGGCGATTGAGTCCTGGAGAATGATCTCCCGACCTGGGTATATATCGCTGAGCGGCAACCCAAGCACTGACTCGACACCGCCTGCTTGCTTGGCCTGATAGCGCCCAGTGATCGTGTCCCAGACCAACGTATCGCCGTCGGTGGTGCCTTTCTCGAACAGAGCCATGACGTACTCGAGATTGGCCTGTACGACACCAGCGGCAGCAGGATCCTCGTGCGCCCGAGGCTGGAGTGGCATGAAGATTTCGCTCATACTCTCATGTCCGATAGTCCTCTAGCGCTGACTGTCACGCTAGCGATGGAAGACTGGAACCGCGTGATGTTGGCAGGCGATGCCAGGCCAGAGGCAATTCGCTGCTTGTTCTCCTCTGCTATGGAGGACTGAACCACGACTTGGAGCTGTCGGCAGTACGTGTCGGTGTAGACTATGCTGTTGCTAAGCTTCGCCAAAGGCGCGCTAAGAGCCGCTGCCACCGTCTCCGAGTCTTCACCACCCTCCTCCTCATCTCGGTAGTCTCGGTTCAGGATCACCGTGATATCCCCACGGTGCATGATGTCTAGCCTAGACACGTACTTCTCCATGATCGGAGAATCGAAGTCGAACCAGCTCGACCTCCACTCGCAGGCAACAGTGGCAGCCAACGTATCACCGTACTCACGGTATAGGACGGCTGGGGATCCGGAGATGCGGTATAGCTGCTGGTATCTCAACGGGTCACGAACACTCAGCAGGCACGCGCGACCCTGTAGCGTTGGTGGATCCATCGGTGCTCCGAAGACCCATGGCTGATCAGGCAGGTCTGGGAAGTACTTGAGGTACTGGCTGTATGCGTTCGACGGCAAGTACCACCCAGCGAAATTCTCGAAGCTGTAGCCCCAGATCGTGTTCTCCTCTGCCCACTCTGTGGCGAACGTAGCCAAGTCTGTGTTGTGCAGGAAGAGGTCGTTGAAGAGCGGCGATATTTTCTCGCTCACGAGCTGGCTTGGTCCGTCACCGAGGAACCTACAGATGCCAGGATGCGAAGCGAAGAAGATGGTGCCCTGGTGTGAGACGATACTGGCGTTGCTCAGGCACCCCTTACCGCTGTCGATCACGCGGTTGGTGTACTCGATGGGGTCGAAGATGATGTGAGTCTTGTGGAGTTTGAAGCAGACCAGTGCTGACTCCACAGAGAAGAGCGCAGTGATACCGATACCCACGCCCTTCTCAATGTCCACGAAGTTGAGACCGGGCCAGACCGCTGGATCTCCAGCAGCACACTGGTAGACGCGATGGGGATTCGCGGGGTCGCCTGACTGCCACAGGGTATCACGCCACAATGCGAGGTACTTGCCCTTCGGCGCAGTAGCGTAAGTAGTTGTCGCAGCACCATCCCACTTCCGGAAGTCGTTCACGCCGTTGCTCATCCATACGGCATTCAGGAAGGTGATGAAGGTGAAGGGAGCCGTTGTCGAAAGCCCAGTAGCGATGCTGGTCCAAGTTGCTGACCCGGTCGTCGTGAGAAAGTCGGTGGAGTACCTGACTGAGCCGTCGCTGAAGTGCGCGATCAGCTGCGTCGGGCCGCTGTCACGGTAAAAGATGTGAGCTGAGAGGATAGTCGCGCCAGCGACACAGACGCCCAGGTTCTTGGGTGCGCGAGGAGCTCCGATGATGCCGTACTCATCGAACTCAAACCCACGCAGATGAGCAGCCTCGATGGGCTGAAGCTTGTCGATGGCAGTAGCGAGATTGACTCCACCCACGGGCGGCGGAATCATGATCTGCGCAGTACTGCCCGGCGCGTTTCTACTCCTCGCCATAGGAGTCTATGTCCTCCATCAGGTAGTCGATCACGTTGTAGACGGACCCATTCCGCTTGATGGTGGCACTCTCGATGTTGGGGTACTGACGGATGAGCTCTTCCCTGACGTGGATCCTCTTGTTCTTGTTCTTCTTCTTGGCATCCTTCACCATGCCACTGATCTGGTCCCGGGTGATTGCTCTAAGTTCTAGCGGCCCCGCCATGGCACGATCCTGTCGTATTGCTCCTCCATCTGCTCACCCTCGAGCCCCAGCTCGTTCGTGAGGAACTCACTGACAGTCAGCGCAGCGAACTGATATCCCTCGGTGTCGTGTGCGCGTCTGCAACAGATGGATTCAGCTTGTGCGAGTATCGCCTTATCGAAGCGTTCCGGAAGTCCCGACACATCCGTACCCCCGCTGTACGCATCTTCCCGCTTCAAATGGTGAACGTGATAGTCGACACCCGCTTGCGGCTTGGCGTACAGGTAGATGCTGAGATTGGAGATGAAGTACAGCTGCGGCACTGACGTCTTCACAGGGTTGGTCTGCACTGTGTTGGCGTACATGAAGTCCTGGAACTGCTCTTCGGTCGCTGGCTCAACGCGGTATACGTTGGCGCCCTGCTTGACCTGGATCGTCTTGATCTGGTGGACCAGCTCTGCACCGCCAGCGATGGTGGCAAACGGGATCACGTCGAGCACAGAGTTGGCAATCACGGAGACGGCGGTGGTAGCGCGCGGATAATGCGCCATGCCGTAGATGTCCTGCAGCGCCCAGTCCAGGTACTTCTGAAGCTGAGCGTCAGTGAACCGAGACCATCCCCGAACCTTCAGCTCAGCGACTAGCTCATCCCTCGTCATGACTGCCATTGAGACTCCTTGGCACTAGGATTTGCCCACCCACACTGTGCTGGTCTGATGTATTGTCGAGCGCCCAGGCAAGCCGTTCACCGGCTTCGCGTATGCGACCGTAGCCTTCCAAGTCCATCTCGGCCTGGTGCTGCTCGTTCCAGGCGTCAACTTTGGCTACAAAGTCCTCGCCTTCTCCCAACACATGGTTGGGAACCTCCTGACCGTGCCAGTGGTCGGCCTGACGCAGGCGGTCGAGGACGCGCCCATCCAGTTCCCCAACGGAAAAGACTAGGCGGTCACTGCCATCGAGACAGTGCTCGACTATGTCGAATCCGCTCGACTGCGGATTGTAATAGACCTTCAGTCGATCAGAGATCTCCCGAATGCCTCTTACGATGGACTGGACGTCGTCCTCGACCACTACAACACCGACAGCCTGGTCGACCCAGCTATAGATGCCGTGAACCTGCATCACCCTACCCGCCTACGACTGGACAGTCGCAGTGTCGTCGGCGAGGTTCTTGATCAGAGCCTGACCCTTCCGACGCTTGATGGCGAGGTCGTGCCAGCGGTACAGCGTAGCCCGCCAGTTGTCCTTGTCCTCACCGGCTGCACCTGCACCGAGGACCATCCTCATGATCTTCCCGTCCCTCTGCAGCCAACGGAAGTCGTTGCCGCCGAGGTAGAACCACAGGAAGTCGGAGGGCCGAAGGAAGAACATGTACCCCTTCGGGCACTGGTCGTCGATGGTAAGTGGGACGCCGTTGAAGTCGATGGTCTTGAACCCGCCATGCAGGACCCCCGCTTCGGAGTCGTTGAAGCGCTTCTGGGCCTTCATGGTGTTGACGTAGCGGCGACGGACACCACGAGTGGTGATGATGATCTCCGTCTCCCACCCTTCCGCACCCACTCGGTCGAGGACCTGCTGTCCCTGATCCTCGTCGAATGTGGCGGCATTGCCGTCGAAGACCTTGCCCTGCCAGTACTCGTTCCCGGCAGAGAGGCCGTTGACGTTGTGGAGCGTGCCGTACGCGGCACCGTCGGGGCCGATGATGTTCCGCAGCCCGTTGATCTCCCGCTTCCAGTTACCGGTGACGCAGGCCACGTGAGTACCCGGCGTGACAGTCACGTCCGCACCGGAGTAGGTCACGACGTTGGCCGCAGAGATACCGGTGATCTGCCGGTTCTGAGCCAGGACTGCATCCGTGGACTTGTTCACCAGGTCGATGAACATGCCCACCCGGAGGTACTGCACGGACGCAGCGGTGAAGGTGTTGGCACCGTCAGCCGTTGTCTCCGTGAGTGACCCGGTCTGGTCTCCGTAGCCCTGGCGGTTCAGGTCGAAGCGAGCGTCGTTGATCGCGCCTTCGGTCTCTCCCTCGAGCAGATTGAGGAACCGGCCCACGCCGCGGTCGGAGATCTCCATGGCGTACCCGGTGATTTCGATCTGCTTGTAGAAGTGGCGGATCACGTCGTTGAAGTCTTCGTACCCCTGCTGACCTGGCAGAGGAATGAGACCACCTTCGACCGTCGCCGTTCCCGACTCGTTCCGCTTCGTGTGGGCTGCGAAGAACCACTGACGCCCAGCGAACTCGAAGGCGTCGGCGTCCTTGATAATACCGTTGTAGTTGATCGTCTCACCGTTGACCGCGTTGGCATGTCCCATGCCTGCTTCGAGCTCTGACGGGGTGTACCCGAAGAGCAGGAGAGCACGCTGGTTGATCATCTCCACTACCACAGGGAGGTAGTAGTTCTGCAACGCGGCGTCGGCCTGTGCTGTGTCAAGAGCCATCTGACCTCCTCCCTAGTTACCTTCGCCGATGAACTCCGCCCGCATGACCACACCCGCGAGCGACTGGGCCGAAGTGACCTCCTTCTGCGGAGAGTCCACTGCTGCACCACCCTCGTAGAGCTGCACCTTGTTGGTGGTGGGATTGTACTGCGCCACCAGACCAGCAGACACACCTCCATCGACCTGGTTGAAGTGCACCATGTGGATCCTCGACATGGAGAGGTCCTTCAGGAACCCTGCCGTTGTCGCTTCGCCACCTGTGGTATACGTGCCAGAGAAGGTGAGATCCGCGATGATCCGCCGTAGAGACGAAACGTCGCGGGCTCTGACTGCTAGTGCAACTGCCATGTCACCTCCTCACGGATTCTGGCCCTGGCGTGCTAGATCTTCCTGGGCCATGCGTGTTGCCTCTCGGAGCGTTCTCGGGCGTGGGGGAGGCGTAGCACCTGCTGCTGAACCACCACCACCGCCGGGTACCGAACGAGGCACCGTCTGTCCGTCTTGACCCGGAACTTTGAGACCGGACTTCAGAATCCCCTCTCGCGTAGTGAGGTAGCCCTCTCTCGCGTTCCTGAGGAGTTCTTCAGCACTCCCGGCGTTGACCGATGCCGACGCGATGAACGCGTGGATAGCCTCATCCGGGGTGAGTGACTGGCCCTGGTCATCGACCAAGCCCTGTGACACGTCCAGCTCTTTCCAGGCGTTGACGATGGCATCGTAGAAGTTTGAGATGGCCTCTTGCTCTTGCTGAGCAATCCGCGCATCTCTCTCCTGGAGCAAGGGCTGAGCCCACTCAGGCGGTTCCGCATCGTCCGCAGGCGTAAGGTCCACGGGTCCTGCCGGAGGAGGGCCTCCGTCCGCAGGAGAGTTCCCTTGGGTGCCACCGACATTGTGCTGCTCGATGGCTGCCTTTACCTCGGGTGGCAGGTCGTCGATCTCTCCTGCCTGACGCAGCCACGTACCGACTGGGTCTTGGGTGTATTCCTGCTCCCATGCCACGAGCCGCTGGAGTTCGTCGGCTCCGTACCCAACGTCTGTGAGGATATCGTATGGCTGAATACGCTCCTCCAGTTCTCGTCGGGCATCATTTACCTCCTTGAAACGGGCATACGGGATGGGCCCAGGCGGCGTACCCTGCTGTTCAGTAGTTTCCGTCGCTGCCGACGCTGCAGGATCTGCCTGAGCGGTCTCACCGGTACCCGGCGCTGGCGGCGCTCCACCCGCCATGTCTGGTGTTTCGTAGTGGAAAAGATCGCGGATCTTCATTATGCCTCCCGGTCAAGTACTCCTTTTACGCTGGAGAGAGCGGGTGCCCTGGGCGGCGAAGGAGTCGTCTGAAGCTCAGGGTCAGCCATCGCCATCAGTCGTGCCTCGCGGAACGTCTTCGGCCTCGGCTTCTGTGCTTGATCCTCCTTCATCTCGCGGACTTGGTCGTTGAACTTCTTGAGGTCATCGACTCTGATGAAGCTGCCCTCGTCAGTCCGGATGATCTTGTCATCCAGGAACTCGAGGACCTGGTCGATGTCCCCATCCTTGAAGATGTTGTCGGTCATGGTCTAGGCGTACACCTCCTGCAGCAGCTGCGCCTGCTCAGGGGCCCAGGCCTGGAACGCATCCCGAGTGCACTGAACGAGGCCGCCGGTGTCGCGGAGGCGGACGGTGAAGATCTCGTCGCCATCCTGGTACTCGTAGGGGAGCTGACTGATCGAATCCTGCCCCTGCGAGATCTTGTACGGTGCGAAGGTGACCGTGCCGTCACGCCCAGTCGCCTCAGGCGGGACACCCTCACCGCTACCGAATCGCACCCAGTAGCCGTTGAGAATCGGTGAGAGCAACTCGCCCACAGGGGCGGGCTTGACTCGCTCTGAGAGGTACTCCGAGTGCTGCTCCTGGAGCACCAGCTCCCGGCTTGCGACAGCAGCGAGTACGCCCTTGCGAGCCTTGCCCGCCTCCTCGGCGGCCTTGAGCACCTCGAGTTTCCTCGGGCCGGCGTCCTCGATCATCGGTACGAGGTCTTCGGCCTTCAGATCGGAGACCAGTGCCTCGACCTTCTCGGTGTCGATGTTGTCCTCCTCGGCCTGCCGCCGCTCTTGCTCGACGGTGCCAGGTGGCTCTGCGAGTGGTCCTGAAAGAGGCTCCGTCAGATTCTCCGGATCCTCCATCTCGGGCAGGACCTGACCGGTCTCGACGTCTACCTCTTGCCCCTCGACGTTGGTCTCGGTCTCGACGGGGGTGTCGTCTTGAAGCTCCGCCCCCTCTTCGTCCCCTGCCTCGTCGTCTTCGGCTTCTGCGGCGTCCTCTTGCTCACCCGCTGCCGCTTCGGCATCTTCGTCCTCCGGGGTGGTTACGTCGTCCGACATACTTGCTCCTTTCTACTTCTTCTTGCTTCGCTTGTTGGCTTCCTTGTGGACTGAGTCACCCACTACCGAAGCGTAGCAGATCGCGTAGGGGTTCTTCTTGCCTCCCTGAGCCTTGACGTGCTTCACGCACCTCTCGTACTTGGCTTGGAGGTGTTTGGGGATGTTCTGGAGAGGCATTAGGCAGGACCTCCTCCTGCTTGCGCCACTGCCGCAGAGTCTGCCATCGGCTGTGCCCCTTCGGGAGGAGCGGTCTGGGCAGGACCACCCTGAGCTGCCTGCATCATCGCCATTTGCTGAGCCTGCTGTTGCTGCAACGCCTGCTCGTGCATGGCAACATGCTCGTCGAAGATCCGGACAACGTCTGGATGGGTGAGTGCCAATTTCTCGAACTCGGCACCCATCATCACATGCCGGTGGCGCTTGATGTGAGCCTCGTGAATATGCCACTTCTTGACAGGCACAGCGAAGGACGACGGCTGAGCACCCTCCTGCATCATCAGCTGACCAGGCACCGCACCCGCCAACTGCTCTTGAATGGCAGCCTGCTCTGGGTCTGAACTCGGCGGACCAGGAATGGGCGATTGCTCCTCTGTGCCCATCATCTCCTGACCCGGCATCATGCCACCAGGCCCCATCGCGTACTCACCCTGCATACCACCTTCCATGCCTGGCGGAGGAGCAGGTGGTCCACCATTGCTTCCACCACCGAACACAGCCATCTCCTCCTGATCGAGCTGATTCTGAACCCCACGGAGCATCAGGTCGTTTTCACGGTCAGCCTGCGCGAACGCCATGTCGACTTCGTCAGGCTCACCCTCACCTAGCTCCAGCATGTCCTTGATTCGCTTCGGATCACGCTCGATGCCAGCCTCGACCAACTGCATGACGTACTGCTGCTTCGCGGACTTCAGCTTCGGCAGTGCGGACCCCGCCTGCACCACCACGTCGGTGTTGTTCTTCAAGTCGGACCCCTTGAACTTGCGGACGTCGGCTCGCCCTCCTGGCTTGTATGCACGAAGGAGGCGCTGAGTCGTATAGAACTGAGCAAAGCGAGATAGCGTCAGTGAGGCCATCTTCGCGATGCTGTCTTCGTAGTCCTCGATGATCGGCCCAATCTTGGTCTCATCCTCCTCTTGGAGGAAGGCGAGCATGTTGCCCGCGCGGACACCCGACGGGACACGACCTCGGCTAACCTCACCCATCCCAGAGACGTCGAGGATCATGTCTCGTAGGCCGACCACGAGGTTCTCGACTTGCGTCGGCAGCGGTACACCCGGAATCTGATCCGGGGGCGGCACGTCTCGAACGTGGACGTACCTGAGCATCCCGCCTGGCTGACTCTTGATCTTCCGTTGCTGGCTCTGCTCCGCAACACGCCACATGGGATTGACCATGTAGTCGCGGTTCTCGAGGAGCTGACTGATCGTCTTATCGAGCTCCAGGTTGATCGGGCGGATGTCGGTGAGGGTGCAGTCAGGCCACAGAGAGGTGGCATTCTGGGTGTGGGTGAAGAACGCGAAGGGGATCCGCCCATCGTTGTACGGACAGTGATCGTGGACCTCGAGCGTAGTATCTCGCCCACACCAGCGGACCATCTTGCCACCCTCGAGATACTTGCTGTCGTAGATGCTCGGCTTGAGGAAGTAGGTGAAGACGTTGACTAGGTCCTCAGACGACGTCTGCCCGGCGGCGAGGCCCGCACGTCTGAGCATCCGACCCATCAGCGTCGATGGCTTGACCTGCTCAGGCTGGATCTCGTCAGCCGCATCAGGCCACTGATCCTTGGCCTTCTCGAGCTCCACAACGTCCACCACGATGATATCCGAGATATCCTCCCAGTCCATCACGGTGTCGTCGGGGAGCATCTGGAACGGAGAGTAGACCTTGTATTCGATATCTCCAAGTGGCCAACTCTCACTCTCGAGTGGCGGCACATCGCCGGCCGTCTCCATCTTCTTCAGTTGCTCTACGCGGTCCGGGTGATAAACCGGTTCGCCGGTGTTCGGATCCACCACGAACTCGATAGCACCATCCTCGTAGTCCGAGGCATCCCAGCCGACGTAGATGCCAGACACACCCGTCAGCAGAGTCCACCACAGGGCTTGACGACGGCGACGCCGCAGCTTGAACTTCCACTCTGCAGCGTCCAGTGCGAAGCTACCGACTTTGGCAGCTGCTATGTCGTTGTCGTCGGACGAGCGAGGCATGATGTCCATGACCGGCCTAGACTTCGTGATCTTGGACAACTCCTGCCTCGCTACGACTCGGGCCTGGTTGATGACCAGCCTGATTTCGTGGTCCTCCTTCGCGGGCTCAAGGAATTCACCACGGTTCGTATTGTACTCAGAGTAGTGGTCTCCAGCGACGAGAGCGATGTTGTTCCACCAGCCAACCTCAAAGGGCTGCCGGTTCTTCATGCGCTGGTTTCTGAGTTCGTCCAGCGCCTGGACCAGATCGCGGTCGTTGGTGCACTCACCTACTCTCATGTGTCACCTCCTACGGTAGCTCCTTGTTCAGGGCTTCGATTTCCTCCTCATCGGGCGGACGATACGCGGTCAGCCCAAGGCGGCTACCAAAGCCACCGCGATCCGGGCCCATGACGGCCACGGGTTCTGCCTCTACTGTGGGTTCGGTTTCTACGCCAGCGGACAATTCCATCTGGTATTGCTGGTACGAGTGCCACTCTCCCGCCATGAGACGGTCGAGTAAGTTCTCTGTGTACTTCGTAGTCCTCGCATGTGACCTGTCGAGCATAAGCATCGACTCGGCAGATCGTCTGGAGACGAGTACGGCGAACAGGAAGTTGAACGCGAGTGATACGATCAGCGCGATGACTACCACCCAGATCATGCCGCACTCCTACGTCGGCGAGTGGTAGTCTTCGGTCGCTGTGTCGCCTGCGCTGTCTCCTTGCGCACTCGCGCTTGCGCCTGTTCACCTGCGGCGATCTGATCCAAGCGACGCTGACGCTGCTCGAGCCTGGCCTGCAGGTCGTGGATCTTACGGCTCTGTGCCTGGTTGATGTTCATCTGCTCCTGGAGCTGATCCATCGTGACGTAGCCCGCCTGCGCTGCGAGGATGTCACAGCAGTACTTGCAGAGGTACGTCGGGTCGCCCCAGTTCACGTCTCTCTCCAAGTCGATAGCCCAGAACTCGTCCATCGTATCTGGGTCATCAGGCGTATTGCCACGCCCACAGTAGAGGCACTGAGCAGGTGTCTGCGTCATCCTCTCTACTTTGTGCATTACGGCCTCCCCGTCGGTTGTCGTACAGGACTCAAGTGGTAGTTCTCGGCCTCCTCGTATATCTCAGCCTCAAGATCGCGCAGTATCTGCTGCTCCGGTGTAAGGAAACGGCGAGTCTCCTCCTCGGGCATGGGCGTCTCGTCGATGGCCACCAGTGTATGGCCCAGGTTGTCGATGTTGTGGTCGTCTTTCTTTCTCACCGCCTCAGGTGGATCCTCCTCGGAGTAGTTGATCCGCACTGGTTTCCAGCGATACTGCGGAATGTACTCACGCAGCTTGGTGCAGGTGTCGAAGACGTACAGCGTCGGAGCCGGGCGCTCATTGGTCCACGGGTTTGGGTGGTCGTCTTTCGGCCGCAGCGCGGATACGATCTGAGAGATTCGAGCCGATGGTGAGCGGTCAGCGGGCTCGGGATAGAGTCCATACTCGTTGAAGAGGTCGAGCACAGACTTGCCGTCCGTCTGAGCCCGCTGCCTAGCCTCCGGACCAATGAGTCGACGGAAGATCCGCTCATCAGGTCCGCCGTAGTCGGGGGAGCGCTCGGCGGCCATGATCTGCTGAGCCCACCATTCGACGGGCTGGTTAGGCGTGACGATCTCTCGGTAGTAGTACTTGTTGCCCACGAAGTCCTGTGCGACCCACGACGCAGCACCCTCATGCCTGATGCCCGGGTCGATACACAGCCAACGACGCCAGCCAGAGGGGATTCTGAACGGAGAGATGACGTGCACCTCTGGATTCCAGTCAGTGAAGATCTGCCCGACGAAGACCTCATGCGAGCCCATGACGAAGCGTTGGAGCCAAGCGTCAGGCAGCCCCTCAAACTGCTCGAGATAGTCCTCAGGCAGGTTCGGGTTATCGTAGGTGGAAGCCTCGACACACTTGTAGTTGGCCGCCCACTTGATAGGGCGCATGGGGTCGATGAAGCGCCGCCACAGCCAGTTGTGGCCGTTCGGGTTGAAGGTGAGGATGCCTTCACGAGGGCCGACTCGCTGTCGGAGTCGTCCGTGGAACTTCAGGAAGATGTCCTCCTCTATCTCCTCAGCCTGGTCCACCCAGAAAAAGCCCAAGTTGTAGTTCTCGATCTTCGCTGGATCGTCAAGCGGCAGACCGTAGATGACCGAGCCGTTACGGAACTCGATCACCATGTCGGACTTGTTGTAGCTAGCGACAGTCTCCGGCGGAATGCCATGCCAAGCATCACTGTGGCCTGGATCTCCGTTCAGCAGCATGTCCCACGTCGTGGACTTCAACTCCGGGCGAGTTTTGCGGGCAACAATCGCTCGGGTGCCAGGGAACTCATGGAGCCGAATGAACGTCTCCGCACAGCCCCAACTGGTCTTGCCGTTGCCCCACCCACCGCAGAAGCCGCGATACTTCGCCGACAGCTTATGAGCCTCCCCCTGCTTCGGCATCGGAGAGTAGGAGACATGGAGCTCCTTCTCACCCTTGAAAGTAACCGCTTTCTGACGAGGCATCAGACTCGCTGCCTCTGATTCTGCTCGAACTGAGAAATAAGCCACTCCTCCTGCATAGCGACCAGGGTCTGGATCACGTCCGGGTTGACTCGAGGTGGGCCAACGTAGGGCGTACCAAACGCTCGCTGGTGGATGACAGAGACGCAGTAGATGTTAGTGTCGGCCTTGACGTTAGTATTTCCGAAAGCCCTCGTATGAACCACAGAGGTAGTGGTTACGGTGACGGAACCGCGGCTGACAGCGGGGGTGCCAAACGCCCGGGAATGGACTACCCCTGTGGGCTTGATAGACCGGTCGATGCGCGGAACTCCAAACGCCCTCGCATGGACCACTGACTGGGTGTAGAGGATTC